CCCTCCTCCGCCGTTTTGCGGCGGTTCAGGGTTGTTCGGCGGCGGGACCGCGGTGTTGCCGGGGGTCAACGGGTAGTTGACGATCGCTCCCTCGTAGTAGGGCAGCTGCTCCCCGCGGAGGTAGGCCTGGAGGCGGTCACCGACGGTGCCGTAGTTGCGCGGCTCCCAGCCCGGGGCGCGAAAGCCGGGATCGCGGGGGGCGATGTGGGGGTTGACGCCGAGGATTACCTGGGTCGCATACAGCTCCTCCTGCAGGTCGTTGACGTGGCTGGCGTAGATTTCCTGGGTGAAGTTCCGCTTGGTGGTAAAGCGGCGATACTCCTTTGGGTAGTAGGCCATGGCATCACCTACAGGAAGGGGTTCATAACCTCGGGGATCTCAAAGCCCGCCCATACCCCGGAGGGAACCGAGTGGACCGTCTGGCCGTCCGTGCTGTAGTAGACCACCCCATCACCGTGGACGATCATGGGTGTTCCGTTCGGCCACCAAGCGTTGATCTTCAGCCCGGGGTCGTAGCTGCTGTAGGTGACCGGTTTCCGCTTGTCCGGGTTGTGGATGGTGGTGCCACGGCAGGGCCGCTGGGTGGGCTTTTTGTCATCCATGCTCGGCGGTGGCTCCGGCGGCGGGAAGGCGTAGTGGTCCCAGGCGCCTTCCGCGCAGCGGACCAGGTAGGCGCGGATATAGACATTGGCCAGCATCGTGTAGTGGGCGGCCACGCCCTCGCACCGGATGGAGACAGTGATCAGTGATCCGGCGCGGACTTGGTCCGTCCACACGAAGGTGTTGAAGTGGTCCTTGACCGTGTCGGCGTCGTCGTCGAGGTAGTCGCGGATGGCGACGTCGGCACCGTCGACCTCGAGCCGGGTGGCGCGGGCGGCGCCGGTGGTGTCGTTGTCGGGGTCATAAGACCAGTCGGTTCGCACCAGGAATGTCCATAGTCCATCCTGGTTGACACGGAAACCGGCACTCGAGGCCATCTCGAACGGGTCTTCATACGCGGTGAAGCTCACCCGGTGCCAGGTGGCCGCGGGAACCTCCACGTTGTAGGCGGTGCCGCGGAAATACGGCACATGCAGCATCCGCCCCTGGAACTGCAGCCTGGAGGCGACGGTCTCATGGTCGCGGGCACCGACCAAGGGCGGCCGATCCTGGGGCACCACATCCCGCCCTGGGTCGGTATTCAGCCATTTGGAGGCGTCATCCCGCGTAGGGGTGCGGCCGTCTCGCGCCTTGTCCCGCAACCGGTCTGCTACCCGGCGCAGGGTGTTGCGGTCGGCGGTGCAGATCCAGCGGGCGACCTGGGCGGGGTCACCGGAGAGGAACCCGCCGCCGAGGTTGGGGCGGGTCATGCTCTCACGCTCCAGTCCGGCCACCGCTTGCGTAGCTCGGCCAGGACGGCGTCGTAGTTGTACTGGTGCCGGGCAGACCCGCTGTCGGTGATGATGTCGGCGATGGTCTCAACGTCATCGACTGTGGGAGCCTCGCCGAGCCAGGAGACCACGCCCTGCAGCTCATAAGGGGTGCTGCCGGGGTCGTTCCGCGCCACCTGGGGGGTGAGGCCTAAGGTGCGCTGGATGCCGTCGACGAGTTCTGCTTGCAGGGTGTTGATGTGCTCGGCGTAGACGACCGTGGTGTAGTCGTACTTGGTCGTCCATTCCGGGTAGTCGTTGGGGTATATGGCCATCAAACACCTACCAGGTCCGCAGGGTTGACGATCTTGCCTTGGGCGGGCACCTCGTCTACGCACCGCACCAGGTACAGCCTGAGGTCGACGTTGACCTTCAGCTCGTGGGAGGGGGCATCGTCGAGGTCCGTTCTTACCTGCACGGTGATGGTGGTGCCGCGGGGAAGGACCTCCTGCCAGGAGACCTGGTTGTGCAGGGTGAAGGAGTTGCGGGCGTCCTCCCCGGTGTAGTCCGAAAGCCCCACATCGGAGCCGTTGATGAGCACTCGCAGCATGCGCCGGGCTTGGTTCAGCAGCGTGTAGCCGGTTGCCTGCCACTCGGTGCGGGCGTGTATCACCCAAAGCCCATGGGCATTCAGGCGCACGCCCGAGCCGTCGGCCATGCGGAAGGGGTCGGCCAGTATCGCCTCGGCTGCGGTGATCGGCACCGGTGTCCACTCACCGGGGTAGGTGACCAGCTCGATCGCCTGGGCGCGGAAGAACGGCAGGGCCTCCCCGCGGGCGTGTGCGGTCATCCGCGCCTCCACGGTGCCGTAGTCGCGGGTTAGCCCGCCGGGGTCAGCCCGGCTGATGTGTGGAGTAAGGCCAAGGGCGCGCTGGGTGGCGTCGACTTCTTCTTGCAGGTCGTTGACGTGGGCGGCCCACAGGATGTTCTTCCAATCCAGCCGGGTCGGCCAGGTGCGGATGCTTGAGGGGTAGGACGCGGTCACCAGGCCTCCTTACACGGGGGTGATGACGCCGCCCACCGTGACGATGTGCACATCCCCCAGCACCGGCATCTCATACGGCTCCATCACCGCGTCGTCGGCGCCGACCTGGGGGGCGTCCTCCCGGGCCATCAGCGGGATGTTCACGTTGATCACCCCGGGTAGGGCCGACAGCCGGGTGTAGATCTGGGCGAGGGTGACCCGGGTGCCGAAGGTCACCTCATCAGCGCGGAAGATCTTGGCCAGCTCGGCCTCAACGGTGGCCTTGACGAGGATGTCACGCCACCCCGGCGCCACGTGCACCCGGAGCGGGTTCTGCTCGGTGCCGAAATTGACCTTGACGAAGGTCGGCCCGGAGACGCTGACCTTGGTCCCGGCCAGGGCGTGGGCTTGTAGGTGCTCTTGGGTGGTGGCGATCAGGTCTGCGTTGGGGGTGGAGCGGTCCGGCCCGGCGATGAAGACGGTGACCGAGCCGCTGCGGGCGGAAACGGCCTTGGCGGCGCTGACGCCGGGCACCTCAAGCGCGAGCCGGGCGAAGTCCTCCGTGCTGACACACCGGTATTGGGCGGCGAAGGCCTGCGGGGCGTTGCGGCGGATCTCATCGGAGTCCTCCGGGTCCGATCCGCCGGTGGCCACGGTGGACATCGCCCGACCGGCCGCATCCCGGGCAATCCGCACTCCGGTCACGGTGTCGGAGGCGATGTATTGGATCGTTCCAGGGCCGACGTTGCCCGCGCGGCCGACTCCGACCCGGTAGGAGACATAGATCTTGGCACCCAGCTCGGGGATGCGCCCGGTGATCCCATCTCCGAACATGATCGCCGTGGACCCGTTGGGCAGCAGGCGGGTGATGAACACCCGGTCATCGGGTCCAGCATCGATCAGGCGCGGGATCCTGATCCACTCAATATTGGCGTGCGGGGCCTCCACCCACACCCGGACCGAGCCCTCGATGATGCCATAGTTGGGGAGTGTGAGCACCTGGTGCGCCTCCCCGGTGCCGACGGCGGCCTGGTAGGGGGCGATGGTCTGCCCCTCGGTGACGGTGACGGTGACGGGGTCACCGTTGCCGGGCACGACCACGTCTTCGTCCAGCTCGAAAGCGACCGGCCCATCGACGGCTTCCTGGTAGTTGGTGAGGAACTTGGTCCCGCGCGGTACGGTGATGTCGTTTCCGTTGGCGGACTCGACGACCAGTGTCACCTCAGCCTTGGCGGCGATGGCGCCGTGGGCGATGTAGCCGAGCTGCTCGGCCAGCGCGAGCACTGATGAGCGGGTGGTGGCGGTGGCCAGGGTCGACTCCCCTAGCACGCGGTCCACGTAGTAGTTGCTCAGGTCTACGGCCGCCGCCATGGTCTGCAGCAGCATGAGGACGAAGTCGCCCTCGCCCCGTGGCTCCCAGTTGGGAATGACCTGCTGGGCTTGGCGGACTAGTTCCTGGACGACCGCATCGAAATCCCGAGCGGTGTAGTCGAGTGAGATCTCAGCCACCACGTACCTCCGCGATCACGCCACCGGCACCGATGGCCGCCCGGTGGATGTAGCGGGACCCGGCCGTGCCAGCGCTGGGGGTGTCCCGGCGGACGTACTCCACATCCAGCAGGGCCTCCCCCTTGCGTGCGTTGGGGTACGGGATGATGCGCCGGACGTGCACACTCGGCTCGTACTGCGCGGCCTGGTCGGAAACCTTCACCGATAGCTCGGCGGTGACCTGGGCGGGGTCAGGCTCAAAGACCATCCTCGCCACGCCAACGCCGATCCTGGGTCGCATGACGCGTTCGCCGGGATTGGTGCCGATGATGCCGATCAGCCGCTGCCGGATCTGCCGGTTGACGTCGGTCGTGACAACGACCTGACCAGTGGTTGGGTCAATCCGGAACGGCAGATCGGGCGCTACAGGAGACGCGGCTTCCAAAAGCACCTCCTGTCATCTCGGCAAAAATTCACACGTCGTTTTCCAGTGTATTTGGAGCCGCGTCATTCTTTAGAATGGAGAGTTCATGCTCCAGATCCGCAACCCTTTTGGAAAGCTGTCTTACCGCTTCCCAGAGAATTCCGACCAGGCTTCCCTCGGAGACNTGCGATGCGCCGACGTGGGTGACCGCGGGTAGGTCTTCACGCAATGGCCCGATGCCTTCCCGGCCGTCGACCAGGCGCCGCCACCGGTAAGCGGGGGCGTTCTGGACGGCCTGCACCGGATCGAAATCCAGGTTGCGGATGTCGGTCTTCAGCCGCCGGGAGGAGACCTTGATGAAATCGGCGGCGTGCACCTCCACATACCCGCCGCTGGATTTGCGGGCGTGGACGTTGGAATCCAACACGATCCCCGCAGCGCCGGGTCCGTCGACGGCCAGCTGGGAATTCCCGGGGATGATGCGGCCCTTTTTCGGGTCGTGGAAGCGGTGGTAGACCGGGTAGCGGAAATCCCCATTCGGGTATTGGATCCACACCGCCTCCCCCGGCTCGGGCGGGCCGTCGATGATGGTGGCCGGGAGCGCCCAATTGGAGACCGTCTCCCCCAGCACGTCCGGCACCTGGGCAGTGATCCTCATCTTGCCTTCAGGGTCGGCGTTGGAAACGACGATCCCACGGTAGAGCCCGTTGTGTTCTCTCATCGGTACCTCCGAGGAGACCCCCGCCTTTAGGCGGGGGAGGAATCGGATCCCTTCGAAGCTGTGCTATCTTTATATCGCCCGCCAGGCTTGTTATCGCCTGGCGGGCCTACCGCCGGGCTGGCGGGATGTGATGCCTGTGGAGGCCACGTAAGGCCGGTCGCACACCTTCGGGTGTGCGACGGCAGTCGCCTGTGAAGCAGGAAACCCAACCCGTGAGGGTTGGAATCCCCTCCCTTCAGGGAGGGGAGGAAGTCAAAGCAGCACGTCCCTCCGATTGGCGGCCACCCACCGGCCGCCCATCAGGGTGCAGGCATCATCCACCCGCGGCAGGCTCCTGTCCCGCAAGATCAGCGCGTCGGAGCTGTTACGGGAGACGGTCGCGGTGGCGTAGTAGGTGGCCGCGGCACCGACTGCGCTGGGATCCTTCAAGTGCAGGTGGTGCCGGGCTTCGGTGACCATCCACACTCCGGTCAGCTCCGGTTTGACCGCTTCCCCTTGAAGGTCGAGCAGGTTCCCGGGGATCGCATCCGGCTCGCCGATCATGTCCACATCGGCCTTCAGCCACTGCTCGTTGGCAATCGCCAGCGCCTCGGCGTCGATGTACAGGTCGGTGACCGAGGCGATCTCACGGTTTCTGGCGATCCACTCCGGGGCGGGCTCGCTCGCCGGGGATTTGGCTTTCAGCAGCTGGTTACTGGCGTAGTCAATGCCAGTGAGCTGCCGGTTTGCCTGCTTGCCGGAAATCGGCACCAGCGACCCGTGCAGCGGGCGCACGTCCAGCACCCAGTCATCGTGCTCCTTGACCCGGTCCATCCGGACGGTCAGTGGATTGGACCGGGTGGCCATCGCCAGCGAGGCGGGATCGACGAAGTATAAGGTTCCGTTTTCGATGTGGAGCACGCGGGAGGACTTCTCAGCCCGCTGCTTCAGCCAGGAGAAGTCGGAGATGCCCGGCTGGTAGAGGTACTCGTGCACCTTCCTGGTGCGGTGGCCGACGAAGGAAAGCCCATACTCCTGGGCGATCTGCTTGGCGATACCAGAATCGGTGATCTGCCGCCAATCCCTCGTCCGCTCCATAATCAGCCCTTGCCCGGTGCCGACCATGACGTAGGTGGCGACCAGGCCCCCATACAGGGCCTGCGGCTCACCGGTGGTGGGCTGGGTGTGGTGGATGTACCCGTACCAGGTGCGGATCTTCGGGCGGCGCCCCCACACCAGGCGGACCGGGGTGCCGTGCTTCGGGTACTCCATCCGGCGGCGGATCTGGTCAGGCCCGGAGAAGAACAGCTTGGCCGTGACCACACTGATCTTGCCGATCCCCGGCTCGATCACCACATCGAACGGCTGGGGGTTGACCTTCGTTTCGTTGATGTACAGCTCGTAGACAAGCCTCGTCTTAGACATAGGGCATCCGGATCCGGGTTCCTGGCTCTAGATCTCCCCACCAGAAGATTTCGGGGTTGGCATCGGCCATCTCCCACCACCGGTAGGGGTCGCCGAGGTATTTGTCGGCGAGCAGGTCCCACCGGTCATCGTCGGTGACGGTCACGTCGGCGTATGCGAACGCCCACGTCCGCGGTGGGCGGAGCTGCAGCCCGCGGATCATGCGCCCGCGCCAGACCCGGGTTTCGGTGTCGAATCCCTCATATCTGCTGTTCACGGTCCATCACCTGGCATTGGGGTTGATCGGTCCGACGAGCGGCACCTGCGGTGCGCCGACCACCTGGGCATAAAGGTTGTAGTTCTGCCGCTGGAAAAGTGACATCGAGGAGTTCTGGGTGCGGGTGGCGGACCTGATGGCAGCGTTCTGCCGCAGCCACTCCTCCATCTGCTTACTTCTAGCCTGTGCCGCCGTGCCAGAAAGCCGAAGACCCACACCGCCAGAACCAGAAGAACCAGAAGAACCAGAAGAACCAGAGGAGCTAGAGGAGCTACCGCTGTCAGCATCAATGGGCGGCGGGGTCTCACCCTCAAGATTGCGCGGCATGATCTGCACGTCCACCTGCATGCCGACCCGGATGGGGATCATCTCCCGGGAAAAGTGCGTCCAGGAGATTCCGACCCCGGTGATGATCCCGAAGACGGTCAGTGCGCGGTCGGTGGTGCCGAACTGGATGAAGCAGGGCGGGGGGACGAACGCCTTGGTCCAAAATTGGCTGGCGGTCATCTGGTAAGGGTCGGCGACGGTGTCGTCCAGGGCGTCAACGAGCGCCAGCATGGCCCGCACGTCCCGCCATGCACCTTCCATGGCCAGGTCTTCATGCATCCACTGCCCGGCCAGCGCGTAGCTGACCTCATAGGTGCGGTCGAAGAGCAGCTGGAAAGACAGGCTCTGCTGCAGCGGGCCGGTCGGCGGGCTCGCCTCGCCGCCGTCTTTGCGGGTGTAGTAGGTGGCGATGGCGACCTCGTTGTCGAACTCTGCACCGAAGGAGGTGGTGAAGGTGCTGGGGTTGTACAAAAAGTACAGCTTTCGCACCTCGGTCGGATCCGACTCCCCACGGTAGAAGTCGGGGTCGGAGCGGATGTGCCCCCGCTGCACCGTCGCATAGACGCTCGGGCTCCACTCCACCGGATTACCGTTCAGGTCATAGCCGCGAATCCACGGGTGGAACGGCAGGTTAGAGTTGGTGTCCGTGACTGGGGCAAGATCACCTAAAGGCTGGAAGACGTTCGGGTCGTAGGGGGTGGTGACCGGGGAAACCGGCTCGATCTGCCCAGGCAGGGTGACCGGTGCAGGCTCCTGCTCTGTGCCGCGCCGGTCAGGATAGGGCATCGTATCCTCCCTTCGCGATCGCCTCATACAGGTCCCGACGCTTAAGTTCACGGACAATGCCGTCGACGATCTCGCGTCCCGTCTGTTCGCCGATCCGGCCGCCACTGGCGTTAACAACGATCGCGCCGGACTCGATGGTCAGGTTGACGGTGCACCCGCCGGTCTTGCCGACCGCGGCGGCGCCGGTGAGGTTACCGCCCTCCTTTAAGGTTTCGCTGACCAGTGCTTCGCGGATGGTCTGCGCCTGCCGGGCGGGAATGATCATCTCGCCCTTGTGGACTACGGCCAGGTGATCCCGCGGAATCTCCCAGGCACCCTTGTCGTACCAGCCGAAGTCCACGCTGTGCGCCCAGGCTGCCTCCGGGTCGTAGTAGCGCTGCTTGATGTACTTCAGGCCCCACTTGATCTGGGTCGCTGGGTTGGTGCGCCAGTCCTTGCCCTCGGAGGCCATCTTGCTGGCGGGCAGGGCCTGAGGGATGCCGTAGGCGCCGGAGGAGCGGTTGACGGCCAGGTGGTTCCAGCTGGACTCCTTCTGCCACAGCGCCAGCAGCGCCTGCCAATCCCGGCCTTTGTCCCACCCGTAGGAGGCGGCCAACCTCTTGGCGATTTGCTTGTTGCGCTCTCCGCGCGGACCGGAGTACCCGGTCTTGGGGATCTTGACGCTGTCCGGGTCCGACTTCTCGCCCTTCCGCCGCCCATAGGGAGGATTTCGGTTCTCTTTGCCGTCATCTTCACCGAAGACCGCCTCATCCTCGGTGGTGCCATTGATGGAGCGGGTCTTGGCGGTGGCCGCATCTCCGGGGTTCTCCTGGTCAGGGTTGTCGGCCTGACCCCCGTCGGTACCGCTCTCCGTACCGCGGCCAAAGATCCCCCCACTGGCGGAAACTCCGCCGCCAGAAAAAAGCGCGGTAAGCGCCTCTAGCTCGCTGACGCTGAAGTTGGTGCCAGGAGCGCCAAGACCGAGGCCACCGCCGATGACGACCGGGCTGCTGGTGCTACCCCCACTGGTGGTGGACTGGCCGCCACCGAAATCGGCACCACCCCAGTTGTTGCTTGCGATATCGACACCTGGTGCGAAATCGCCGTACTTTTCCTCAAGCTGGGCGGCCTTCTTGGAACGGCGGACGTTCTTAGCGCCGATGATTCTCCGGGCCCGGTCCCACCTACGGCCGCTCATCGGGCGCTCTTGGACCGCATGGTCGCCGCGGCGGGAGTTGGCATCCACATACCGGCCGTTGCCGACGTAGATGCCGGTATGCCCGGCGGCGCCCGCTTGGGTGCGTGACCCCGACAGCAGGACGTCACCCGGTTGCAAGTCGCTGAGGGGAACTTCAACACCCTGCCGGTTAAGCTCGACCGTCGTTGGCCCGACGACGTATCCGAACTTGGCGTAAACCCGGGTGACAAAACTCGAGCAGTCGGCATAGCCCGGCGACATCCGCTTAGGGGACATGGTGTAGCGGACCCTCATCCGGGTCCACCGCCGGGCCTCTTCAGCGATCTGCTCGCCGAGGCTCTTTTCGTCCTCCTTCTTGTTCTTCTGCGCAGACGAGCGTTCTGCGGCGGCATCCGCGGCGGCCAGCCCGGCCGCACCGGTGGCGGGAAGCCGCGGCGCGGCGGAGGCGGTCGACCCCCCTTCAGGGCCCTGGCTACTCAGCAGTCCGGCACCATTGATACCGAGGATCGTGCCGGAGTTGTCCAGGGCCGGTTTGAGCGTCAGGAGCAGGTTCTTGGCCCAGGCGACAACATCCTTGATGATCGGGGCGCTGACGAAGCTGGAGACCGCGGCGCTGAACTGGTCAGTGACCTTGGTCATCGTCTCGGCCGCATCCAGCCACGCCTCGTTGCTGGTGACCTGCTGTGCCTCGCGGGCAAGCTCAGACCTCTGCTTGATCAGCGAGGTGTCCATCAGCAGGTCGTTGCCGTACTTCTCCTTGAGCTGCTGCCGCGCCTTGTTGTAGTCGGTGCCGACCTTAGACGCCTCAAGGTTGAGCTTGCCGAAATCCTCGGTCGATTTGCCCTGCAACAGGGCGTTGTGGACCTGCCGAAGGATCCGGACGAACGGCTCCACATCATCACGGCCGAGGACCTGCTTAAGGTACAGGCGACCGGGACCGTACTCGGCGAAGTCTATCTCGAAAACCTCCGCCGAGGATGCGTGCCCCCGCTTGGGGTAGACGGCCTTGAGGATGCGCTTGGCCCATTCGGCCGGGTCCACGATCTTCCCATCGCGGCCGACCGGGTCCCCGGCGTACATCATCATCGACCGCAACCGGGCAGTCGGGGACATCATCGACCCGACCATGCCCATGACGTTGGCCGCGCCCACCCCAGGGGCGTTGTTGCCGAGCGCCGCGGCGAAGGTCTCGATGGACTGAGCGGTTGGGTTGAACGGGCCACCGGCCAGCGTGGCCTTGGCCATAGTGGCCTGCATGTTGTCCAGCGCCGACAACCCATACCCGCGGGCCTGGCTGCGCTGAAGGATCTGCCAGCCTTGGGTCAGGCTCCGTGATTCGGATGACGATCCGATGGTGGTCTGCTGCAGCAGATCCCGGAAATCGGTCTCCGACATGCCCGGAGGCCGGTAGACGGACATGTAGCTCTTAAAGAGCCCGACCTGGTGCTGCAGAGGTTCCTGCCGCTCGGCAATCCGCTCCAAGGCGTTGGCGAACTGCCGAGCTGCCGCCCACCCGGTATCCCAGTTGGTGTATTTGGTTCCCCACGCGGGCGGGGTGGTGCCCGTCCATGCGGCCCATGCCCTTTGGAACTTGCCCGGCGCGATCGGGGAGATGTCGTTCTCAAACGACCATTTCGCTGGGGTTGGGCCACCGCCCCCGGCGCCAGCGTGCCCACCACCCGCACCGCCGCCGCGGGCTGCACCACCGGCGGCCTGTCCGGCCGCCTGTCCGATCGGTTGCCCGTTGATGGTGATCTGGTACCCGGGTGCAGCGCCGTTGGCACCGCCTGGGGTCGCCGGGGTCCCGGCGCCAACCCGGGCACCAGCGCCCCCCACCCCCGCCTGGGTCAGCCGGTTGAGCGCGGCCACCAGCTGGTTCAGCCGCTGGTTAAGCGTCGTGTAGACGCCTGACATTCGGTTGACCGTGGCCGCGAACTGGCCCACAGCCTGGGTAAAGGTGTGGGTGTTGAGCAGCCTGGCCATCGGCCCGGCCGGGGGTGCCTGACCACCCGGCGGGGACGCCTGAGCACCTGCCGGGGTTGCCGGAGTGGGGTTCGGCGTTTGGGCAGGCGGCGGGTTGGGTGGCGTGTTGTTCACTGCCGCAAGGCCTTTCGCTCAGCGCGCTCGGCCGCCCGGCTGGCAAAAAAGTGCCGCTCCCGTGGGGTCATGGCGCGCACGTCCTGCAACGTCCAACCGGGGTAGGCCAAGATCAACGCCTCATAGACGTCGTACAGGTCAGCGTGGTTAACCGCGAAACAAGGTCTGGATGAGGAGCGGGACCCCAACATCCTGGCCGCAGTTGGTGCAGCTGACCTTGGCTTCCTCGAAGCGGGGGCCGATTCTCCGCCGGTCCAGCTCGCGGACGATCTTGCGCCGGTCGGCCATCGACATCATCCGCACCGCGTGCTGGCTGCCATCGATCTTCCTGGTGCCGTTCCGGCCGGTGATGGTCTGCACCGTCCGGGCCAGCATGATCGTGTCCTGCTCCGGCTGGGTCAGCTCCCGGGCCCGGGTGGCGGCCAGCACGGCCTTCTGGTCGCCGACGGTGACCATGCGCACGGTGGCGGTCTCTCCACCCTTGAGGGTGACCTGGAACTCGTGCGACTGCTGTTCCAGCCGGGAGTTAGGCACATCAGTCAAGTCATAGGAGACGACAAGTTCGGTACCGCACCCGGTGCACAGCAGGCGCTCGAAGTCCACCGTGGGTCCGTAGGTGACACGCCGGATGGCCAGGAGGAGCGCGTCCCGGTCGCCGATGAGCAGCCGATCCAGCATGGCGGGGGTGGCCACCTCATCGCCCAGGTGTGTCACCCCGGCATGGATGATGGAATCGATGATCCGCTCGGGGATGCCGGAGGCCTCTGCGCGGCCGATCTCCTCCTCGTCTGCGCCGTTCAGCTCGCGCACCCGGGCGGTGGTGACCCACTTGCCGTTGATTTCCAGCCCGCCGGGAAGCTCCACAAGGTCGGGCTCCGGCGGCTTCATCTCCGTATGCGGGATCGACTGCTCCAGCACCTTCTGGGAGAGCGCGAGCACGCTCGGGTCGGTGGTGGGGTCGCGGAATTCACCGGTGGGACCAGTCGGAATGGTCATCGGGGTATTCAGATCCATCGCATTCTCCTATTCGTCAATCAATACAACCGGCCCGAGCGGGCCGCGCTTTCCGTGATTAGAAGTTGATGCCGTTCCCGCTGACGTCGTCCGCCAGAATGAACTGCCAGCCTTCATGAGCCAGCGTCATCTGCGAAATCGCGATCGAGTTCGCACCGGCGTCCAGGTCCGAAAACGCCAGCGAGGTCGGCCAGGCGTTAAACAGACGCCATCCGGCGAGCTGCACTGGCTCCGGGCCCGGCCACGGGTGGGCCAGGAGATAGATGTCGACGTTCATCCGGAAATCGGTCCCGGTGGCGCTGGTGTTGCCCTGCAGAACGTCGAAAAGCTCCAGCATCCAGTTGTACATCGCCCGGTTACCGACGGTAAGACCGCGGCTGAAGGAGACCGGGGAGAAGTCCGACTGGCCGGGCATCTTCCGGGTGGTGGTGTTCATACCGCCTTCCCGGTAGGGGATGACTTCGGTGGTCATGCTCAGCCCGGTGACGGACATAAAGCCGATGGCGCCCTTTCCGGTGCCAAATCCATATTTGGTGTCGCCAAAGACGACCTTGAATCTAAATGAGCGAAGCGGGTCCTGCTTCGCGCGGTCCTCAACGGTAGTAGCCATGGGGGGAAATCCTCCGGGGAAATTACAGGGCCACTTCGCCGGTCTCGACGCCGCCGTCGTAGTGGGAAAGGCGGATGATCACGAATTCAGCGGGATAGAGCAGCCGGACGCCGACCTCGATATTGAGTCGGCCAGCGTTGATTTCCGACTGCGGGTTCTGATCAGGGCCGCAATTGACGAAGAAGGCTTCCTTATCGGTCTGACCGGCGAGAATTCCGGCCTGGCGGAGCTTGGACAGGTAGGTGGACAAGACGAGCCGCACCTTCTGCCAAAGGTCCGACGCGTTCGGCTCGAAGACCGCCCACCGGGTCTGATCCGCAAGGGTCTTGCGGAGCATGATCAGCGTCCGCCGGACCGGGACGTAAAGGTCGGGCAGAGACCGCTTGAGCGTGCGGGCGCCCCAAATGCAGTGACCGTACCCGGGGATCAGCCGGATGACGTTGATGTGGTTGTAGGCCAGCTCATCCAGCTGCTCTTCGGTGAACTTAGCCTCCGTGGACAGCACGTTGACGATGGCGTTCTCGACACCCGCGGGGGCCTTGGCCACATTACGGACCATGTCCGTCTTGGCCATCTGCCCCATGACCGCGCCGCCGGGCGGCAGCAGGCGCCGGGCGCCCCACCGGTTGCTGGCGGGGTCCACCACCATCAGCCACGGGCCGTAGATGGCGGCGTGGCTGGAGGCCAGCAGGGCACCGCTCTGGGAGCCGACCATGCTGATGTACCCGGCCATGACCTGGTCGGAGGTGGCACCCTCGGCGGCCCGGGGACCGTCGACGATGACGAAGACATTGCCCCGCTTTTCGGCCCAGTCGATGATCGGGTTGAGGACGGCCGTGTCGTTGACTGCAGGCAGGTTGAGGTCGAAATTGGTGTTGGGGATGTCATCCAGCTTCTTGGCCGCCGAGACATAGTCGTACGGCTGCACACCATCGCTGCCGCCGGTCAGGTTGACCGTCTGAGCTGGGATGACGTCGTCCTCGGGGTCGTAGACGTACCCATCGGCGATCTTGGGGTTGGTCAGCTTGATGTACAGCGAGCCATCGGCCGGGGAGTTGACGACGCTGACCACGTAGCGGGAGTCGTCCGGGTTGCTGGAGAGGTCCGCAAACCGCTCTACGATCTGACCCTTGTAGAGGACGAGCAAGTCGAACCGGCCGCCCTCGGCGCCGGTCGGCCGGATGTCCACGCTCAGGTTGTTGGAGTAGGAACCTGCCGCAAGCGCGGTGACCTGAAGGGCGGTCTTGGGGCCGCCGTCACCGGCCGGGGTGGAGTCCGTCAGTGCAGCGGTGGCGTAGGTCGCGTCCGCCCGGGTGGCGCGGACGATGTAGCACTGCGAACCACCGTTTGCAAAGAATTGGTAAACAGCGTACGGCAGATAATTTCGCGGGCCGTCGAAGCCCCCGAAGAGGGTGACGTACTGGGACCACGTCCGGACCAGGGTGGGCACGCTCGGTCCGGTTGGCGCGATGCCGACGAAAGCGCCTACCGCGCGGGATGCACTGCCATCACCGGCCGCCCCCGCCGACAGATTCTCTTCAACGTAGACGCCGGGGGTCAGGTAAGTCGCCACAGAATCTCCTAGGTCTTACGAGCGATCGTCAAATTCGGTGAGGCGCTGCTTTCCCGTCTTGAAGTCGACCACCGTGCCGTGAATGCTCCGAACGTGCTCGTAACGCTGAATCTCGAACGGCGTGAAGAAGGTCTGCACGCGCACCAGGTAGTGCATCGCGAAAAGCCGTTTGCCGTTCGTGTCGAGCATCGTGTCGTGATCCGGCCCGCCGATGAGTTCCAGGGCGGTGATCCCATTAAGTCTCGGAATCTTGATGAACCCATACCGCGGTGGGATCCGGTTCCACCGCGACAGAATTCCGTGCAGCTGCGATTGCTGGCTACGGGTCCGGCACAGGGTTGAGACCTGGTAGTCCACGTTGTACGGAAGGGGGAACTCCGCGTAGTAATCCCAGGTGGCGCCCTCCTCCGGTGCAGGCTTTCCCTCCACCTGGTACGGGTAGTGCCCCCACCCGCTTTGCGCCCGGTCATAAGCTGGGGAGATGTCCACCCGATCGATAATGATGATCGGGTAGGTCATATCCCCGATCTCAGGGTCAGGGTTGTGAAAACGAACCGGTACTTCAACGGTGCCACCACCGACATCAATCGTGATGCCGGACAGCTTTTGCTTGATGGCGCCGTCCTCATCGAAGATAACCGGCACGTCCTCTCTCCCTGAATGACGACCATCCACCATTCAGGGTAGAGAAACGTGCCGGAAAACTGGTAAAGTGCGGTATTTACTTTGATCAGAACGTCTTGAGCATGATCAGCGGCGCATTATCTGCAGGAATGGCACCGGCAGGGAAAACGTCCGGCAGCTTCGCGGTCGGCTGCCCGGCCAGCTTGTACCCCGAAGGGGTGATGATGCTGCCGCTGGCGTCAATGTTGGGCAAGTACGGAATCGGCCCGGCCATGGTCTCCCATAACTGGCCGCTCCCGGCAAACGACACCAAAAGCACTAGCCAGTAAAGACCAGGGTCCGGCGCGAAATTCGTATCCACCGTGACCAGTCCGGGTGATGTCGGTAGCGTCAGGTACGAATCCCCCAACGTCAACTGCTGCATCAGCGTCTGCGGGTACCCGCTGCAGGCGGGGTCGGCGTAGATGCCCAACCGGATCTGACCGCTTTGGGTACCACCCTGGGCCACCCGAACACCCGCGGTGACGAACCGCTCCCGGCCCTCGGTCACCATGAACGGCACCGCCCACAGATCCCCCGTGACAGGGGTGTAGTCGGTGCCCTTGGCGCGAAACTCCGGCGCATACCAGGTGGCATTCCGCCGCGGGCGGCGCACTGGGCCCGGCCGGTTGGCGGGCGGGTTGAAGCTCGCCGTCACCCCATGCCCACTCTGCGGCGGCGACAGGCAGCGGATAGCATCCAGGCAGGCATCAGCGATCCGGGCGTTGCCCAGCTCGTTGGGGTGCAGCCCATCCCACAGGTACTTGGGGTTCTTAGCGATGGCAGCGTCGATGTCGACCAGCTGCACCATCGCATCGAACTCGGCGACCACGGAGGCGATGACCTGGTTGAACGCGTCCACCTCGGCGTCCTTCTGCGCCTCGGTGCCCGACCAGGACGGGTAGATGTTGTAGCCCGCCGCGGTCAGCTTAGCGATGTTGCACACCAGCACCGGCTGCGGGGCCTTGGACTCAAGCCACCACCCCTGGAAGCTCACCGCCCCGCTGGCATCCAGTGAAGAGACGGTGATGGTGATAGTCTGCCCGGCCGCCGCCGAGGTGAGGCCAGTGATCCGCTTGATCAGCACCACGTGGTTGAAGATCTGCGGGCCCACCCCGGTGTAGAGGGTCCCGGTCACCCCCGCGGTCCCACCGAAAGTGACGGTACCGCCGTAACCGATCACCGCGCCGGTAAAGCAGATCGAGATCGGCTCACCGTCGTAATCGGCGGGCAAGGTGAGGGTGATCTGCGAGCCGACGGTGGTGGAATCCCGGGTGGCACCATACAGTGACCAGTTCTCGCTGAAGGGCACCTGCACCCATTCCGACCCGTAACTGATGGATGGGTGGGTATCCACCATGACCACCGACGCCCGCCACAGCGAGATCAGGGTGCGCAGGGTGTGGGCGTAGCAAGCCTGGTGGTTGGCGTCCCGGCCAAGATACCCCAGATCGTTGATCCCCCACCCGAAGATCGCCGCGCCGCCGTCGGAGGCATACGGGGCGCTCCGGAAGGCGATGTAGGCCCGTTCCTGCAGCAGTTTGGCGAACCCGCCCTGCTGGCGCCCCTCGCGGATCAGCTGCGCACCGGGCACAGCGTGGTTGATCCAGCACGCGGCATCCACGCCGAGCGCGGCCCGCAGCAGCGCATCCGGCCGCCCCGCCTGCGTGGTAGCGCCACTGGTGCCGCTCCAGTAGGAGTGGCCGAAGATGTGCCATATGGACGGCGTCTGCCGCCCGCTGGTGGGGATCTCCTCCCCCGCGGAGGTTTTGTAGTACAGGCCACCATCCGGCTTAGCGTAGATGGCCGTCTGTCCTTGCGGCGGGGCCTCCACAGCGTCGACCTGCTGCAGCTTGACTGGGTTGTAGAAGAGTGCCATCGATCACCCCACGATCACGATGCGGATGCGGTTGGCGGGAAGGGCGACCTCGGACTTGACGGAGATCTTGTTCGCGTCGACCGTGCGGGCCTCCAGCTCGACGTAGCCCTTGGTCGTCTCGTCGATGAAGCTGGGCTTGAGCGGGTAGGGGTTGTTCAGGTTGTGGGTGACGTCAACCCAGGAGCCCGCGGCAAGCGCCGGGAGCAACGCGGTGTACACCCCAGGGGCGCCGAGGTTGGCGCGCGCCTCAGCCGCGGTGGTTGCCCCCGTGCCCCCCTTGGAAACCGGCACGTTCCCGACCTCGATACCGGTGGGACCCACCAGGATGGTGGGGTTGGCGGCCTTGGCCGAGATGACGTTGCCGGAAAGCTCAATACCGTCCCCGGCGACATAAGCGGTGCCGCCGACGCTATAGATGGTCCAGGTCTGCTCCCACGAGCCGGGGGCACCGTTGGGGGTGGCCTGCTGGATGTACTGCTTGCCGCCATCGGTGCCCTCGGCGACGGCCACGATGGTTCCGTCGGCGATCTCCCCCACACCGTCGGCGTCCGGCGCCCTGGTCGCCGGGCTTGTTGGACCGTTCCAAACGTAGATGCCGTTCTCGGCCGCGTTGGCCTGCCGGGGGGCGAGGAACCGGTCCCCGGCCTCCATGGTGACGCCGTCGATGGTCGTACCAGGTGAGGCCAGGTTGACGTTCTCCTGGGCGGCCACACGGACCGGGTCCTTAACACCGCGGATCCCAGCGCGGGCGTTGTCGACCAGCATCTCAACCCACGACTTGGTCACCGCATCCGACGGCTCGGTCGGGGTACCAAGGTTGGTGATCCGCTGGGCACCGAGGTTGACCGCGGTATTCGGTGCAGCGAACTGGTCTAGACGGAAACCAGTGACGTAAGCGGAAAGCCCGGAAATCGAGCTGGGTGGTTGGGTGCCGTGGTGGTTAGCCCGGTCGGTTGGGTCGACCACCAGTTTGTTCAGCGCGATCGTCCCATTGGCGATCTTGGTGTTGGTGACGGACCCGTCCGGCAGGTCACCACCGTCCATGCGGACCCACGCTGCCCCCGTCCAGAACCGCACTACCGGCGGGCTGGTCGAGGTGTCCGTCCACAGCTGCCCGATCACCGGGTTGGACGGCGGCGTAGGACCGCCCTCGGCGGCCAGGTTGCGAACGGGGATGCCGTTGAGATTGAGCTGTGCGTAGTAGTTGATCACGGGGGTCTCCTAGCGGAGGTACATCACACCAGCGACCGGTACTGCCCACTCGACGCGAATCTTGTTCGGTGGGAGGTAGACCACGTTGCCCTGGATCGTCTGCCCCTCAGCGGTGGTCGTGGTCACATCCGGCAGGCGGGGGAAGTTGTAGGTGGCCTCCCAGGCCGTCGATGGGATCGGGAAGGTGATCGTCACCGGCTTCAGCGCCTCGTTCACCGCGATGTGGACATCGTCGGTGGTCAGGTATTCCTCGTGCGTGTGTATCTTGGGTGCGGCCGTGGCCAGCGTGTACGCCTTTGTCTCTGCCAGGGCGCTGGCGATAGCCGAATCGATCTCCTCGGTGGTGTAGGCGCCGACCTCATCCGCGGTGTGGGCATGGGCTGCGGGGGCGTACACCCCATCGTGGGAGTGGCCACTTTCCGCGTACTCGGGGTGGGTATGGGGTGCTGATCCCCCGTAATTCGGGGCAGGGACATACGGCTCCCCCTGGGTGGGCTGGTAGGCGGCATCACCGCTCCACCAGGCGGAAAACTGCGGGTCGTTGAGGATGTCCTCTCTCTTCAGCTGGACACCCTCAATGGAGACGATCACGTCCCTGTACCGGACCTGCCCCATGATCCGGATCGCGGTGACGCGGAAGAGCCGCTGGTCGTAGACGAACCGGTCCTTCAGATACCGGCCGTGCTGGATGTCCAGCTCGGTCAGCCCGGCGTTGATCAGCTGCCGGAAGGCGGCGATCACCCGGATGGTGTCGGTCCAATACAGCCCGCCCTGCTCCTGGGTGGCCGGGCCCTCCTCGCGGATGACCTGCAGCACCGGGATTTTGACCGGCGCGAAGTAGACCCGGCCCGCACCGGCGCCCTCGTCGTAGATGTCATGAGACTGCGTCAGCTCGTGGCTGAAGCGGAAATAGTCGATCTCCTGCCCATAGACGCTTTGGTGGTCACCCAGCGCGGCGTCGATCTCATACGACTCGAAAACAGGACTGAAACGGCCCTGCTTGCGATCCAGGCGGCTCACGGGCCCCACCCGCCCCAAATCGGGCTCGGCAGACCGCTCGGGTCTTCATCCGGCGCGTCAACGGGCGGCAGCAGGCGCCGCGGCCCGGTCGGCGAGTACTCGTCGTACTCCCGCGGGGCGAAGACCGGTACGAGACGGCCGGTGGTAAGCGACACCCGACGCAAGGTGGTGACCTGGATCCGGTTCAGGCCAATGTTGAGCGCCTGACAGAACTCGTCATAGCGTTGCTTGAGGACCGTGATCAGGTTCAGCAGCTGGTTGTACCGCTGGCTGCGGAAAAGGTGGGTTCCCTCGGCGGTGACCACGTCGACGTCGCTGGCCGCATCGGTGAGCATCGCGTACAACACTTCGATGGTGGACAGCACGACGAGTGGCTCTATTTCGATCTCTGGGAGGTTCTCCAGGGTGATCGGTTCCCGGACGACTTTGATGAAGCCGTTCTCGGTCCGGACTCGCTTGGAGGTCTCCCGATCGTGGGTGTGACGGCGGACGGCGTCCTCGATGTACCAGGTCAGCTCCTCATCGTCGAAAAGCGCGTACGCCGTTGCAGTCACCAGCAGCGTCGCCGTCGGCGGCAGGGGCTCAGTCAGCGTCACTGTCCCCTTCATCGCGTCCAGGGTGTAGTCGACCCCCTCCACCAGGTCAGTGATCGTGGAGTCCTCGACCTTGGACACGACGACGTCGGTGATCCGCGGGTAACCGGTTTCGTAGTAGTCCTTGCCCCCGGGAAGGGTGAGCCGGATCTTCTCGCCGAGGTCGCCGATCGCCGACCGAACACGCTTAAGGATCGTCTGCAGATCGGCCATAGTTAAATTGTCGGTGCCAGTGGGTAAAAAGTGGTAGGATACTCCTCCCACCAGGAACTGGAGGCCGCTACACCATGGACACTTGCACCAACCACTGCCACTGCCACGGCGACCAGCTTTACGGCGCCTACACGGACCTCTACATGCGGGACCTGGAGCTTACGGCCCTGAACGCCATCATTGACAGGGCGATGAATGATGGGATCATCCCGGGGCCTGTGCTCCGTCCGGCCAAGCCGCCGAGCAGGATGTCGCGGATCCTCCCGATCGCGTGGAACGTCTTCCTGTGGGCGGTTGGGCTCTACATCGTGGGGGTATTCCTGTGGGCTGCCTTGAGCCCTCGCTTCTCCTGATCAGCTCCAGCATGGACGGAGCCCTGGACCGGGTCGACGCCGCACAGTCCAGGGCTCCGTTTTTTATACCTACAACCATCCGGCGGTAGCGAGCCGGTGGGCCTACTGGGTGGTGANGGTCAGCTTGCCNATGCCGAACTGCAGGGCNTGACCGGCCAGTGCCTGCTGCCCGCTGTNAAGCTGNCAGACAAGCCTGACCTCTCCATCCGTGCCGACCGCGGCCGTTACCAGCGCCNCATAGGTCGCCTCGGCCTCCATGTCACTGGTCATNGGGCCGAAGGTGATCACGGTGGCNTTGGAGGTGCTGCTCGGCGTGGTCGCCGTCGCCGGGGACCAGGTGGCGGGCTGGCGGGCATACCCCGGGGTAGTTACCTCTGACAGCTGGGCGATGGTGGCGTTGCTCGGCGGCGGGGAGGTGAGGAGCGCCACGTACGTCTGGAACGGCGCAGTGTGCCGGACCGCGCGGCCAGTGGCGTAGTCCAGCACATCCTGGGCGCAAGAAGCCGTGGGGTAACCGGCCATTACGACACCTCACGAACGAGTGATTTGAACTGGGTGACGCCGAGGGCGATAACCTGGTCCGCGTTGTGGTTGTTGCGGTAGGTGGCCAGCACGATCTCCTCGTCGATCGCGCCGATTCCAGGAGTGCCGGGCGGGTAGACGCCTGTCACGGTCACCTCGGCGCCCGCAGGGACCATTCCGGGGCCGACACCGAAATCGTCGATCAGCTGAAACTTCTTACCAGCGGAAATGTCCATAGTGACCACCTCGCACGATTAGTGGTAGACGTAGCCGAGTCGCTCGAGGTGGTCGGCAACGTGCTTCGGGACTTTGTACCAGCGGTCCCGGTAGAAGTTGTAGGTGTTGCCATAGCCGATAGTCACCTGCTCCAGATCCGTGTTGACACGGATCCGGACCATCGGCTCATTGGCCTCTACCTTGTAGGAAAAGACGATGTCGTCGTCCTCGGAGGCATTATCCGGGGCGACCGGAGTCGGAGCGACCGTGGTGATCTTGCCCTTTCGGGCGTCCAGCTCGTCCTTGCGCTCTTCGGCAAGCTTATCAGCCTGCCGCCCGGTGTAGTCAGCGGGGCTCTTGCGTGCCACTTAAATCTCCAAAGCTCCGTCGAGTTTGTTTCCAGCAGGCCGGAGCGACGCAATCCTGATGCAATTCATCACGTCGCTCCGGCCCTTTCTGTGGTACGGTCTATGGGGTTCGGAAATCAGTTCGTCTCAAGGGTGCAAATCGAGGCGTCAGTGATAATCCCGAGACCCCAAATGGCGTACCAGGCGATCGAGTGTTCCCTTCCGTGGTCGAGAACTCCGCCATCGCGAAGCTCGACCGGAAGAGAAATCGCGTGGCCGAAAGCGTTGTCGCCGATGATGTTGGCCTGATAGACCGGGGCCTGCTGCTCGGGCGGCAAATTCGGATCGTTTACAGTGACGTTTACCTGGGTGGTCTCGATGAAGACAACGTCATCGATCCTGCCGATTTCCCCGAGAGCGAAGTTCCCCGGAGAGGCGTACTTGGTCATTTCAATCCAGGCGGGGTCATCCCGCAGCCGCCTAGACTGATGCGGGTGGACGAAGCAGACGTAGGTCTCACCCAGCCGCGGCACGTTCTTGGACGCGAGCGTCTCAACAGCATCCTTTACAAGGGCGGTGGTGAAGTGGTATTCACCCGTCAGCTGAGCGCGCGTCTGAGCAGGCTGACCACGGTCATACGGCGAAATTGCCGTACGGTCGGTGAGCGAATACTTGTTGTACCCGTAAAGGACGCTCGAGGCCTGCAGGAGGGTGTTTCTCGCCGACTTATCCAGGTAGAGCGCCATGTTCCGGCCCAGCAGCCGGGACGCCGACGCGAGAACGTCATCAAAGCTCGCGTTGAGGAGAAGCTCCGAAACGGCAACCGCCATTCCGTGCTCGGCCACAGTAATCGAGAACTGCGAGGCCGACAGGGCGTAGGTCGTCATTCGGACACCTTCCGTCAGCTGAGAAGCGTCCGGAAGGTTGTTGTATCGCATGAAATTGATAGTGAGACCCGGCTGGACGCCCAGCTCCGTCTTCTTCACGGCGAATTGCTCGTACCGGAGAATCGGCATCGCCTGGAAGAGGATCTCCTTGCTCCAGATGGTCTGGATCGCAGGAGAAAGGGAGCTGCCGTAGGCGTACAGCGAGCCAGGAACATCAGTAGTCAGATTGGGGGTACCAGTGATTGCACTGGTCTGCGGAAGGCCAATAGCCATTGCTCAACCTCAGCCAAAGAGACCGCGATTTCTGGGCTGAGCGTCGAGTCCGAGAAGAGGCCGAATCTTTGCGTACTCAGCCATGGACATGTTCTTGATTGCTTCCGGCGTGAGCTGCTGCTGCGCCGAGTCATCCATGGGCCCGGTTGCGGTGTAACCGGCCGGGCTTACACCGCGCGGGGGCGCAGGCGGGGTCTGATTGGCCATGGCCGCCTGCACGTTCTGGGTGATGGACTCGGTCGCCTGCCGGAGCCGCTGAATGCACTCCTCGACCTCGTCCTCGGAATTACCAGTGATGAGGGGAATCAGCTCAGGCGCGACGGTCTCGTTCAGCTGCTCCTCACGGGCCCGCCGCTGGATGTAAGCCTGGAGAGCGGCAAACCGCCGCTCCTTCTCCAAAGCAGCCCGCTCGGCCTCACGCTCCTGCTCCAGCTTGCGGAAACGCTCCTCCCACTCACGCTGCCGAGCCTCGATCAGCTCTTTGGCACTCATCTCCTTCTCGGCAGCGCGCCGAGCAGCCTCCTCAGCCTCGCGCCTCGCCTTCTCCCTCTCTTCCTCCCACGCGGCAAGCTTCTTGCTCAGCTCACTGACTTCTGACTTGTACCGTTCCAGCTCCCGGTAATACTTGTCGCGCTCCTGACGGCGGAAGCGCTCGACGTCCTCCTCGGTGAAGAGGCGTCCAGTGGTGGGCTGGGGAGCCGGAGACGCCATGGGTGGCATGTCAGCCGGAGCCTGCACCGGGATCTGGGCGGCCGGGGCAGTCACCTGGTTCTGCCAGCCCTCGGGAAGCGCGTCCGCCGATCCACCGCCGATCAGCCGGATCGGACGGCCGCTGCGCAGGTAACCGATTACGTCACCAGGCTTGAAATCACGGGTCTTCACAGGGTCACATCTCCTGTTAAAGGTCGGCGTCCGGATTTCGGCGCTGTGGCAACTTCGTGCCAAACGCCTGTGTCACCAAATCTGCTGCGATTTGGTCTGCTTCCGCGCCGAGCATCTGCGTCAGCTCGTTCTTGATGGGATTAGCACGCGGTTTAGTGCTCCGGTCGCTCGACGCTTCTTGACCCGCGGGATTCGAGTTAGTGCTACTGTCTTGCGGGCGTGCTGCGTTGGGTTGATCCGGGGGTGAACCGTCCGGGTTCATCCCTGTCAACTGCATTATGGCAGCAGAGATGTACGCATTGATAATGTCAAGCGCACCCTGCTCCTTTGCGTCCTTAACGAGTTCGCGGAAGATCTCCTCCATCTTCTCGTCCGGGAATTCAACACCGAGTTCCCGGAGAGCGCCTCGCTTGGATTCGAGGCCGAGGGCCATCTTCGCCTGAATCTCGTTAAGCTTGACCAGCGCATCCGTCGGAAGGGCATCCGGCCAGACGCACTCGGTGCGGTACACAAGAGGATCCCTGGGGTCGATTTCCAGGGGCTGGCCCTCTTCGATGATCCCGTCGGTATCGGGGTTGTACCGCAAAGCCTCGGGCTCATAGAGAAACAGCGTCCGCAGGGCAAGCTCATTCACCCGCTGCAGCAGAGCGGACATGTTAATGAGCTTCGCCGCGCGCTTGTTCGTGGCAGGCAGCCACTCGATGGAAAGGGCCACGCCGGAGGTGTTGGAAATCGGCTGAACCTGCCCCAGCGCCGTTTCCGGCACACCGGCAAGCTCGTGCATGGCCCGCTTGAGCAGCTGGAGGAAGGCCAGGGGCCCGGTCAGATCGACGCCGTTTTCGAGATTGTAGACCTGGGCGTCCTTCGGCAAGCCTCCCCAGACCTTCCGGGGGCCCTTTTCCAGGTTGGACGCCTTGGCGCCGGTGATGATGGTGACCGGGGCGGCATGGTAGTTGATAATGTCCGCGATCTCGGTAGCAGTCTCGTTGTACTGCCTATTGAGCGGAATCAGGTCGTGAATGTCGGCCAGGCCCCACGGGGAACCGGATACGGAGATGTTCGGCGCGTGAGCGATGGGAATGGTGCCCAACGGGTTGGGGCGCCGGTCGATCAGGTCGTCGTTGAGGTACTCCTCGATGGTGTCATCGGTGAGGATCTCGGTATAGGTAAATACCGAGCGAGTACCCTCGAGGGTGGTCGACCAGAATTTGTACTTGATCTTACAGCGGATCATCCTCTCCCGGTCGTGTGGATGCCACTCCGGGAAGACATATGCGCTGTTCAGAGGCAGGATTCGCACCCGTCCGGGGTGGTAGTTGCCAGCTGGATCGGTCCAGGCGGGATCGTAGGCGACTTTCACGAACATGTCGCCGGACACACCGCCCTGCTGAGCGATTTCGCGGATGATCTGCTGCTTGTTGTTATCCATCTCCCACACCCGGTTCAAAAGGGCCGGGACGATATGGGAGTATTCTTTAGCCGATTGGAAAGTGACACCGCGCCCATAGCAGAAATTGATGAGGAAGTCGACCAGAGCACGGCAGTAATTGAAGGTCAGCTGCGGCTCGCCCGGCTCTCGCCGATAGGCGTAGTGGTAGCCTAAATAGAAGGCCCAGTTGACCGCATACCGGTTGAGCCGTGGCCCGTGGACTTCAAACTCTTCAGGAGGTGATGAGGCGTAATTCATCCGCCAGCTCAACGAGGCCTAGCGGGCTGATCGTAACGGCGAGATCGGCCCCGGCGTATCGCTGAGCGGGCGGATAGAACGCGATGCTCATCCTCTATCACCTCCCCTCATGCCAACGTCAGCGGACGCATCCGGCATTACACATTTCAGGGTAGATGTGTGGAGCTGTGGAATGATAATGCCAGACCCTCAGAGTTGGGCTGTCCATGAAAGAAGGCCCCGGCACTTGGCCGGGGCCTTCTGAACGACTCAGCTCATCCGAGCTTTGCAGTATAGCACATCAGTCGTCGATGTAGGCCGGGTTCATGCGGGTGTAGTGCCCTCCGGACCGGACCACAGTCTCATAAACCGGCATACCGCGGTTACCGCTCTGGGCGCCATAGGCGAACTCGCCAAGGAAAGTCGGCGCCATGACCCAGGAGGAAGAGCCGGGGTGAGCACGCTCTTGAAGAGTCTCCTCTGGGCGCTTAATCCACACCGCGGCATTCCGGTTGGTGCGGCCGGGCGCGGTCATGTAGCCCTGCATGATGCCGGTGGTGAACTCGCGCGGCACATCGCTGTCAGTACCCAGACCCTCCTGGAAACGCAGCGGGCCTCTACCACCAGGAGCGTTCGGCGCGATTTTCGCCTCGTACACCGGCGAAATGCGCTCCGGGTACTGCGGCGCCGGGGCGAGCGGGGAGGAATTCGTGGGAGAGTAGGCCATCCTTCACACTCCTGAACGGGGGTCAATTCCAGGATAAGCCAAACGGCCTTCAGGAATAGAATGGAGAGATGCTCTGCTCGACCTCCTTCATGTGATAGTCCTCGGAGGTCAAGATACAGGCCATCGACAAGCTGTCCGGGAAGTCGTCGTGAGCGTGGGCCTCATTGGGCGCCTTGGCCAGCATGTAGGGCCCGACGTATTCCAGCTCCAAGTCGCTCATTTGCTGGATGAACCGTTCGTAGACCTTGGTGGAGCGGGTCTTGGCGTGCGCTGGCCAGATGATCTTTCCGCGGTCGATGAGCTGATACAGGTGCTTCCACCGCTTGGACTGGTCCGGCCGCTGGCTGCCCAGCTCGACGATCTCGGTGTTGGGCATCAGGACCTTGAGCCGGTCGGCGACCGCGTCCCCCACGCCGCCGGTGTCGATGCCGATGGCGTGGATGTAGTAGTTGCTGAGGAACTCGACGATGCGGTGGTACTGGGTCTCCCAGGACATGCCGCCGCCCAGCTCCAGCCAGTTCAAGATGCGGTGCTCGTAGAGCCCGAATTCGTCGGGGTGGTCCCAGTCGACCCACACCACGGTGACCACGGTGGAATCCTGCTTGCGGGCCGGGTCGATGCCGACCACGACGGGCGAACGGTACCAGGCCTTCACCGTCTGCATGCTCTTGTCGCCGAGCGCGTTCAGACGCTCGCTGGTGGTGAACATTCCCTGCTCGAGCAGCCACATCAGGCGGTAGCTCAGCTTGAACTCGTCACTGTCCTCGCCGAGCACCTCCTTCTGCTTCTCACAGTGCAGCCGGTAGAGCGGGTTGGCCTTGGACGCCTCCCGGTAGTCGGCCTCAAAGTGCAGCTGCCGCTTGCCGCGCCGGACCTGATTGCGCTTGTTCTTCTGGATCTGCCGGTAGAAGATGTTCTTGGTGTAGGTCGGCGTTCCGGTGAAGACGTAGGTGGCGTTGGTCGCCGCGCCCATCGGGATGATGGACTTGGTAACCATCCGGTCGTCGGCGCCCTGGCACTCGTCGATGAGTATCAGGTGATAGGTCCGGCCCTCGATGATCGCCCGGGGGTGACAGGTCTGGCGCCGTACAAGGGACCCAGAATGAAGCGTGAGCGTCCTTCCGCGGGCCCTTACCCCATCCTGGATATCAGGATCCTGCATAAGCTCTAGAGCCCGCTCAGAGGTCAATCTGGAGACGATACGGCCATACAGGTTATCGGCCTGATCATCCACGGGGGCGAAGGCGCCGACCCAGAGCCCTTCCTTGTACTTGCCGAGCAGGTAGGGGAAGACCTTGGCCAGGGCAGGCAGCATAATCATGCAGGCGGCCACGGTGTTGGCCACTGTCTCGGACTTACCCGCCTGACGGCTGAATAGTGCCGTCAGCGTCGCGCCGTCACCAAGAACCAGGGACTCGATGATCCGGCGCGCAAATGGCCTCTGGTAGGGATAAAGCGGGTGGCCGGAAAGCTCGTCGACGACGATTAATAGCTTGTCGACGATCATGTCGACCGTCTTCTTGGTGACCTCGTCGAGCCGGATTTCCAGCTCGTCGATAGCAGAATCTCCGTCGATGGCCTCAGCTGTCAGTTGGGTGTTCTCGTCGTAATCGATGTTCTCGTCCGTCATCCGTACCCCCGAATCCACCAATTCGAGGGTATGAAAAAAGACCCGCTACTTTATAATGCGGGCCTTCTATTGCTGGCGCTCACTGCAGGGCGGCGATCACCCGCCGGTTGTAGTTCTGCCGGACCGCGTTGGCCTGATGGCGCGTCAGACCGAAGTCGTTGGCGAACTCAGTAAGACTCACCTTGAGAACCTCGAGCGCGAACACGATCCATTCGTTATCGCGATCGTTCGGATAGAACCGTTCCGCGGTGACCGCGCACCACGGGTCGTCCAACGACGGGCAGAAAGCGCGGACGCGACCCGGTTCATCGTGGACATCGAAGAGATAGGTCCCACAGGACGAGCAGTGGATCGGGTACACCGTCGTGGGCTTCTTCTTCGGCACACGCGGCTTGGACATCAGTTCTCCACCCCCCCACTCGTCAGGCCGTGGTCCTTCTCGAACGCCTCCAATGCCTTCCTGATCTCAGGTACCAACTCTGCGGGAATGAACATCCCATGGCTATAGCGCCAGCCAGGGTTGCCGTCGTCGTCAACTGCCCACACCTTGGTGCGGATCTCGAGAGCCGTGTGGCCCCGGTACCCGATCTCGTTGACGACAAGCCTCTTCGGGTTGCGTCCCTCAACGATCTGGCACTCGAAGTACGTCTTCCGCTGCACCTGCTCGATCAAGGCCATCTTGACTTCTCCTTACCACGTGTCTTGCTGCCACCTACACGGTACTGAATATGCGTACGACTTGCAAGTCGAACACAAGCCTGTTGCCGTGGCAGCAAGCAACGTTGCTGCCGCACTGCTGCCACTGTCCCGACGCTTCCGCTGCCCCCCGTGCTGCCGTCGACACCGATAGGTGAGCGTGTTGCCACCGCTGCCGCTAGATACTGCCGGGCAATGAAGAAGGGGCGGCAGCGACGCTTTGCTACCGCCCCGCTTTGCCGCTATCTACTACACGACTGCTGCCGCACCGTCCTGCTGCCGCTCCTCGGCGCTGCCACTGTCCTCGGCGGCAGCCCGCTGCCGCTCATCCTCAAGACGCTGCCGGGCAACCTGCAGCGCCGCCCGGACCGTGCGGATGCTCGCCTCAGAGAAGAGGTGCTCCACATCCGTGGCCCGCACGGCGTAGATATCGCCGTTGTCCTTCTGTACCTCCCTCAGGTACGGCAGCACCTTCTGCACGTGCTCCTCGGCCACGCGCGGCAGGCTCGATCTCTGCTGCCGCTGCCGATGCCTCCGGCGCGCTGCCGGATCCTGCACGAACGGCAACACGGCCGCACCGTCCTGCTGCCGCTCCTCGGCGCTGCCACTGTCCGCGGCCGAGGATGCTGCCGGGGTGCTGCTGCTGCCGCTGTCCGCTACCACCGAAACGCTGCCGCCGTCTGCTGCCGAGATGATGCTGCCACTGTCCGCTGCCGTCTGCGGCGCCGCCGGGATGCTG